GGGATGAACCTCGGCTGGTGCTGGGTCGATGAGGCGGCGCTGATTGACGAAGAGACGTGGGACATTTTGCTCGGCCGCCTGCGGCTTGACCCTGGGCGGGCATGGCTCACCACGACGCCGAAGGGTCACAACTGGGTGTATGACCGCTTCGTGGCTGATCCTGGCGACGAACACGACACGGTGCGTGCCTCGACGTCGGACAACCCGCACCTGCCGGATGACTACATCCAGTCGCTTGAAGAACAGTACACCGAGAAGTTCAGGCGGCAGGAGTTGGGCGGGGAGTTCATTGAAGCGGAGGGCGCCCTGTGGTCGTGGGATCACATTGGCCGAGAGGAGGCGCCCGAATCCCTAGACCGCATCGTGGTCGGCGTAGACCCGGCAGGCGGCGGTCCTGACGAGGTGGGCATCGTCGCTGTGGGCAAGGCGGGCGAGCGGGCTTACGTGCTGCGGGACGCGAGCATGAAGGGCAGCCCCAATGCATGGGCCGATGCCGTGGTGAGCGTCTACAACGACCTGTCTGCGGACCGTGTGGTGGCGGAGCGCAACTTCGGCGGGGACATGGTAGAATCAACGCTGCGCACGGCCGACCGCAACTTGCCCGTGGAGGTCATCAATGCGAGCCGCGGCAAGCAGCAGCGGGCCGAGCCGGTCGCGGCCCTCTACGAACAGGGCAAGGTGAGCCACGCGGGACGGTTCGATGAGCTCGAAACGCAGATGACCACCTGGGACCCTGATGAAAGCGATGAGTCCCCCGACCGGGTGGATGCCCTGACCTGGGCGATGACCGAACTTCTCCTGTACCCGCTTATCGCGGCTGCCGACCTCACGCTGCGTATCCGTGTTGAGGATCTAAATACTGGGCGCCACAACCTTGGGCACCTTGTGGTCTACGTGGTCGGCACAACGATCTTTCTGACGCTGACAGCCTTACGGTATGTTTGATTTCAGCTCCAGCACTCGCGCCAACATTCAAGTGGCGGACCAATACTCAATTTCCAATGTGCTTGGCATCCGTGATTACGGGCGTCCGTCCGAGCATGAGCAGCGGGAGCTTCTTCGCGGCACGTTCGAGGCGTGCGTGCGCCGCCGTGCCCGCCGCTTTGCCAGTGCGGTGCTGCCGTCACGGGAGGGTCCCGGTTTGCGCGTTGAGCGCAAGACGGGTGAGGGCTGGGAGGAGGTTGAGGAGGATCACCCGTGGCTGGACCTGATCCGGCGTCCGAATGAAAGCCGCTCGCCCTACGTGTACTGGAAGTGGGTATCTCTGGCCCGGGACCTTCAGGGCCGCGCCCCGCAACTTGTGTGGGACGACAGCCGGGGCATCCCTGAACGCCTCTATGAGATTTACCCCGAGTTCGGATACGTACAGCCCCTCGCCTCACGGGAAGGCGGGATTGACGGATACATCTACGAGCGCGACGACGGCCGAGACATCCGGCTGGACCCCAGAGACATCATGGAGCTGAAGCGCACCGACCCGCACAGCCCGTACGAGACGCAATCTCTGCTGGAGGCGCTGGCCTCAGAGGTAGCGGGGGATAAGTTCGCCTCTGAGTATCGAAGGCAGACGTTCGAGCAGGGGCGGCCGCCGCTGGTGTACCTCTCCACCGACGAGAACCTCCAGCGTAGTCAGAAGGAAGAGTACGGGCAGCGCCTCAAGCAGAAGTTCTTTGCGCGTCAGGGGCGGCAGAAGGGCGTGCCGGTTTTTGACCACGGGATGGAGCTGGAAGACGTGAGCATCGACCCGGAGTCGTTCCAGATGCTTGAGTCGCAGGGCCTGGACCAGACCGTGATCTTCCGCGTGACTGGCGTGCCACAGGCACTTCTGGACATGGACTCCAACCGCGCTGAGTCTGAGGAGGCCCGAAAGGAGTTCATGCGAGGCACCATTCAGCCTCTACTTGACGAGGCGGCGCAGCAGCTTACGATGGGGCTGGAGCAATCCTTCGAGCCGGAAGGCACCTTGCGGGTGATGGCCCCTGACGTGACGCCGACCAGTCGCCGCGATCAAGCTGAGACGGATCGCATCCTGGTGGAGTCGGGACTGCGGACCCGCAACGAGATCCGCGAGCGGGACGGGAAGGAACCCTTCGACAACGAGGTGGCCGACGAGCCGACCGCCCCACAGGGGCAACGCCCGCTCGGTAGTGGGACGCTTCTCGCAGGACAAAGCGCGAGCGACCCTGATGCGGACGTGGGGGATTTTCTGTAGCCGCCTCGCGTAGCGAGCGTAGGCGGCTTGATAAAGCTGGGCTGCTCGGGCTGGGCGGATACGTCCGCGCAAAGCGTGCAGGCGTGTGGGGCAGGCTCACGCCCCGTCAGCGGGAAGTTGTGCGGCAAAGCGAGGCGGAGGAGGTCGATGAAGAAAAGCAGTCCATCGAAGACGAGGTGGCGCAGGCGATGGCGTCGGTGTTCGGCGTGACGGCCGAAGAGATCCGGCAAGCTCTGGAAGAGGGCAACTTTGCGCTTCCTGGCGAGCCAGAGTCTGGGTCGCGTCTGCTTACCGCCACGGAGATTCTGAACGAAGACAGCCTGCGTCGTCGCCTGGAGGAGCGGTTTGGTCAAGAGGTCCCTGAGATCATCCAGCAGGGATTTGAGGTAGGGCTTCGTAGGATGGACGAGTTCGAAGCTGAGGGCGCGTTCAACCCGCAAGATCCGATTGTGCAAAACGCCCAGCGACAACTCAATAGCCAAGCGACTGGCATCACCGACGCGACCCGGCGCCGCATCAACGAGGTGATTCGCATTGCCCAAGACGACCCATCCAACTCGGTTCAAGACGTTGCCGAGAAAATCACCGAAGAGGTAGAAGGCATGGGGGCGCTCCCGCAGGATTCGGGGAAGCAGAGCCGTGCCCAGCGCATCGCCGCCACGACAACGCAAACGGGGTTTGAGGCGGGGCAGATGTCAGCCATGCGCGAGCTTGGGGCGGTGGGCCGGAAGTGGCTCAGTACGCGGGACGAGCGCGTGCGGCCGGGGCACCTGGAGGCCGACAGCGAGGGGCAGACGGTGCGGCTAGATCAGCCGTTCATGGTGAGTCCTAGGGCGGGGCGGCCGCAGGAAGCGCGGGAGCGGCTGGAGTTCCCTGGCGACCCGTCTGGGAGTCCCGCCAACGTCGTGAACTGTAGATGCACGATGCTCCCGATACTGGACGAGGAGACGTACCAGGACGAGCAATCATCTGAGCCTGACCTTGGCGACCTTCCGCAGCTATGAGCGAGCTAAACCTAGAAGTAAACTACGGCGACTGGCGGCGAGCCCTTCAGGTGGTGGAGTTCGCACGCCTGGACTGCCGCATGATGGGCGACCCGCTCCCGCCTGTGAAGAGGGCACTGTCCGTTCACGCCTATGCCTACGCGACCAGCTACGACCAGTAGCTATGAGCCATCCAGACCGACGACCAGAGCCGGATAAGAAGCAGGTGGCCCTTGCCTTGGAAGCCGCCCGCCGCGCTCTTGACGGAGAAGAGGTGCGCCTGTACACCGATAGTGAGGGGCGGCTTCGCGTTGTCCGAGTAGATAAAGAACGTGTCGGGCTTGCATGAAACATGACACGCAACGTGTAGGTTGACCTATCAGGCACACACATTATTAGGCTCGCGCCCTCTATAGCGCCCCGACCTGACATCGGTTGCAGGGCGGTCTCGGCTTGCGCCGGGGCCGCCCTTTCTTTTTGCTTGTGCTCAGATTTATGCCCTGGAGCAAGACCACAGATCACGAGAAATGTGGCGGCATCGCCGTCGTAAAGGACTCGACTGGTGAGGTGGAGGGGTGCCACGAGACCGAGCAGGAGGCCGACGATCAGCTTGCCGCGCTGAACGCCAGCGGCGACTACAGCGCCAGCGGCGGCGGCCGTGCGCTTTCGGACATTGACCTGAGCCCGCCGTCTGCGATGGTGAATGCGGCGCAGATGGGACTCACGAAAAAGAAGGAGCTGGACTTAGGCGACTGCGGCACAGGCGCAGGCGAGACCAGCGGCCGCATGATCGTCAATGACGAGATCACGCCGAGCCGGGTGCGAGAGATTGCGGCGTACCTCCGCAGCCACGAAGAGGACTACACGCCGAGCGGCACGCCCTCCACGCTCAGTGACGAGCAACTCCAAGACGGGTGCGGCACGATCCAGTACCTGCTTTTGGGCGGCGGCACTGACACGGCTTACAATTGGGCGCTGCGAAAAGCAAACGCCGTAGCGGAGGAGCAAGGAGACTCCAAGCCATATAGCGAATCTGACTTTCGATCCATGACACGAGCCGACGTAGACGAGCTTTCGGAAGGAGACCTCGTAGCCTGGGACTCTGCCGGGGGCACCGCATACGGCGAGATCAACACGATAGCGATGGGGGAAACGGTGTCCGGCAGCCTGGAGCCAGAGGACACCGAACACGAGACATCCGAAGATGACCCAGGCATCGTCATTGAGCTGGTAGACAAAAACGACGAAGGGGAAATTGAGGGCGAGGGGGATACCGTCTTTCACCGGCCTGGCACACTCACAAAGATTGATGAGGGCGACATTCCCGAGCGGTCGGCTGGGCGCATGGCCGTTCCCGAAGGCCCGTTTGCCGCGAACGTGACTTCTGCTGAAAGCGGGGAAAGCGGCTTCTACTACCCGATCTACCGGGACCCTGAAGAAGCCGAGGCCGCGAGTTTCACAGGCGAGATGCACGCCCACGAGTTTGAGGAGATTGGCATGGAGCTGTTCATGCCGGATGAGCCGATGATCCACGCGGCGGATTCTCCACCGGAGGGTCTGCCTGTGGTGATGGTCGGCGGTGAAGAGATGAGCGCGTCCCCGTCTGCACGGGCCTACGAGGGACGGACCTACCAGAGCCGGATCAACGACCCCGAGATTCGGACGACGGCCGATGGGAAGGTGACGGTGATGGTGGCGACCGACCAGATTGCACGAGACGGCATGGTGCTCGACCCGAGCGGGATCGACACCCGCGCCTACGAGAAGAACCCCGTCATTCTTTGGGAGCATGGCAGCCACCCGAACGGCGGCTCAGTGCCAATCGGGCGGGCGGTAGACCTGAAAGAAAAGAAGGGCGGTTATCTGGCTGAGGTTGAGTTTGACGAGGGGGACGAGTTTGCGAGCGAGATCAAGCGCAAGGTTGAGAACGGATACATCAACGCCGTCTCGATTGGCTGGCGCACTGAGGACGTGTCCCACGAGAAGCGCGGTGAAGAGACCGTGCCCGTCGTGCGGGAGGCCGATATGACCGAGTTCAGCTTTGTCGGCGTCCCGGCCGACACGGACGCCCTCGTGCAGAGCCGGATGCACTATGGCGAGGAGGGGGAGGAGATGTGGCCGGTTCACCGCAGCGTCATCAAGGGGCGCCTTCTGGAAGAGGCGTGCCGCCGCGCAATGGGCAGTGAGATGACGATGGAGCAGGCCAAAAGGGCCGTCAAGATGGAGATTGACGAGCGGATTCGGGGCGGCTGTGAGGCCGTGATGGGGCCGTCATGCCCGTTTGGAGACACCACCGAGCAGTTTGGCGCCCTCGCCGAGATCCTATCGGCCGATGCGGAGATCCTCCGCATGAGCGCGGCCAGCGAGGGGTGCATGTACGATATGGAAGCGAGCGACACCGATTCAGAGACACGAGACAAGACACGAGACGATTGCGGATGTGAGGGTACGCCCTCATCGCCCTCCGCTTCGGGTGGTACGCCACCGGGAGCCGAGCGCGACGAATCCCCAGGCAAAAAGGAAGTCCTGACCCGCCTGCT